GAGACCACTTTGCACCGATCAGACCGTACAGATTGTCCTCACCCATCTCCTCCGTGATCCGGAAGGCACTAGCGAAGGTGTCCCAAGTATAACGCTTCTTGTTACCTTCGATAGGGTCTTGGAATGCCACGGAAGCGCCCTCGGGCTTCTTGTACAGATTCGTGAAGCCCGCGACGTTGAAATCTTCCTCGTAAGCACGCTTGCTGGTGTTCATGTTCACCAGCTTGTCGCCCTCCATAGGGCGCTCGCGGTAAGATTCCGTAACGATCTTTCGGAATCCAGGAGCGAGGTGCTTACTGAATGCACCACGAAACGAAGCCATGAGAGTCGCTCCTTAAGCGATGGTTGCGAACTGCAACTGGTCGTTGAGGGGTTGACAGTAGAAGATCCCGTTAGGGATGTCAACGCGGCGGACGATCATCCTGGCATCGGCACCAGTCTTCGCGGTGTCGAGTTGCCAGATGCCACCCGCGGTACGAGTGATTCCGTGCTGATCCCCGACGTGGGACTCCGCTGGAGTTGTCGTGGACGACAGCGCGAGCATCGTCACGGTCTCCAGGAGGTAGATCGGAACCTTACCGTTAGGAGTGATGACACGGTTCGCTTCGGAGTCGACCTCACTGAACCCTGCAATCAGCGCAGGGTCTGCACCGCAAAGTCGGATGACGTTCGTGGACGTGTCGTAGTAGACGAACTGTGCCACGCCGAATGTCTGACCAGCGGTTTGTGACGGAACGAACTCCTCAACGCGGTCCGACTTGCGTCCCCACGCGATGTACGCAGGAAACGAGCTTGCCATGAGAGTCTAGCCTCGGATTAGGCGTTCAGGGTCGATGTGGAGGCCGTGCTTGTCACGAAGCTCTCGTGCCATGCCTTCGGCGAGCTGCTGCTGCTTGTCCTTGTAGACGCTGAGGCGACTCTCTCGGATGCGTTTGTTCTCGGCCAAGCGACGTTCGTGCTCTGCTTTTGGCTGAGCAAACAAAACGAGGTTTCCGACCTGCTTGCCACCCTGCTCGGCAGGGAGACGTTCGTACTGTCTGCGTTGCTTCCGCCCGACGTTGGTTGAGTCGGAGACGTTCACCAGACGGATGTGCTTGTCGGGGTGACGCTTCTCGACATCAGTGAAGTCGAGCATGTCGGTCTTGCGGTCGTTCGGAACGGCTCCGGAGGGGCCAGTCTTCCGTTCGAGCGCGTCGACTTCCTTCTTGATCTCGCCAGGCGTGGGCATGGGTTACTTCTGTCCTTTCCAGTAGTTCCACTCCCGAACAGACTTCGGATCGTCGGGATTGAAGTTGAGTTCGATCATGACTTCGCGCTCAGTCGGATCGGTGATGCGAGCGGAGGGGCCGCCGACTGGGGCACGTTGACTACGAAGGACTGGACCAGCCACGGCAGCCTCACGTGTCGGACCAGGAGGGATCGTTGTATCTTTTCCATTCTTCTTCGAGACGGCCTCCATGTACTGCTCGATGTTACCTCGGAGGCCTCGAATGTACGCGATAGCGTTGTCCCAGCCATCAACGGACGACAGGGGGGACTTGTCGGGCATCAACTCCACGAAGCGCTTGATCTGCGAACCGAACAGCTCGAACTCCATTGGATACAGCTGACGCGCATGTGCCTCAGCTGTAGAGGCTGCACCTGCAGTGATCCCACCGAGACGACGTTCGAGATGCTTCTCTGCACGTGTCATCGCACGGTCAATCAGCGCCTGAACACCAGCTACGGCGTCGGTCTGAAGGAGCTGTGCGAGCTCTTCACGGTTCAGATCAGGTTCGTCAGCGACTGGTACAGGGGCTGACGCGGCCGGTGGAGGTTGATGCTGTGCCGCGACACGGCCCTGTTCGCTGATACGGAGCGCAGACTCGAGCCGACGAGTGTGCTCAAGTACGTCAGCGAGGGACTTTCCCCTGAACTCCTCTGGGAAGTCATCCCCGTCGAGCTTGACAGTCTTCGGATCGACCTTCGTGGGAGGAGTCGACTCCTCCTTAGGTGGACTTTCCAGCGCGTCGATGTCCACACGACCGAAGCCGAGGAGTTCTTCCGCAGTCGGTCCTGGGTCGTTTGCGCCTTCGATCACGATCTCTTCTGGCCGCTCGTCAGACATTGGGAGTCTCTCCAGGTGTATTTAGTAGCTCTGTACGCAAATCGCTTCGCGCACGAAGAACCTTACGTAACATTCGCACCGCCCCCTGGGACCGGAAGACCAAAGTTAAATCCTGGGAGTCGAGAAGGAGGCGTTCCTCCATTTCCAACCACTCCTGGAGGCGCTGCTGCAGGACCTGCCACGACAGGAGCCCCTCCAGGTCCGCCAGGTCCTCCGCTAGGGAGTCCCGTGACTCCTTGTCCTGCGGTAGGTTGGGCAAGGAAGTCCTCCAGTGCAGGGAGGTAGTCTTCTGGGTTTGGGATGTCGTACTTCGTCAACAGGTCCTTAAACAGTTCACGCGAAGCGTGCATCGTCGCCTTAATCAGCTCCGCGAGGTCAGGCATCTGTTGTGCGGCCTGCATCGCGAGTTGGCCAGCTTCAACGAGCTTCGTGTAGTACTGCATCATCACATTGATGATTGCGAGGGCGATCTGCTGCTGAATCTGCCTGTTGTTCATCGCATCGGTAGCAGCGAGGTCGATAGCGATGGAACCGTTGACGTTGGATTGGTTGACGGATGAGAAGAACTTCCGGACCTGTTGAGCAGTTTCGTCGTCGCCGATCTCGCCGAGGCCATACTGGATCCAGATGTAGACGCAGTTCTCGATAACCTCAGCGATGCCAACGCGGATGTTCTCGAGGACCTCCTCGACACGTTTCGTACCTTCCTGAATCAGTGCAACGGTGGATGTAGCCGTCGCACGCGAGCCGACGATCGGGGACTCCCGACCAGTCAAGTAGTCGCTGATGCCAGTTCGCTTCTCAATCAGACCGAATAGATTCTGTCGTTCCGTCAACGTCGATGGATAGACATCAGCCATCGAGAACGGGATGAAATCCTTCGTCGGATCGTTGACTTTGAAGACTCGCCCGGAGAAGAGGCGAGGCTTCTGCTCGACTCCGGAATCTTTCGACGAGATGAACATACGGCAGTTCACAAGGTACGCATTATTCATTGCGTGACGGTGAAACTGCGTCAACATATCCTGGAGGGGTTTGATCATCTCACCGAGACCGAAACCGTACAGGGAGTCAGTCACGGCAATGTATGGGATGACTGTGTAGGGCTTCCGTTGGTGGAAGTACCAGTTGTAGCGGAGCATCAACAGGGTACGAGTGTCCCAGTGATACAGGAGTGCGATACGCTCTGGAAGTTCGTCACCGTTCAGGTCGTAGTCACACCAACCTTTGTAGACGACGACCTTGTTTGGGTCGATACGGTGCTCCTCGTGACCTGTGGAGCGTTCCGTCTCGATTTCCGTAGTCGTTCGCTGGTCGTGTCCCTGACCAACGAGTGCATCGACGTTCTCGATCTTACTTGACGCCTCCATGATCCGGAGCGTGTCTAGGGTCGTACGGACACGCTCGAAGACAACAGGACAGTCTTGGAGGTGTTGATAGTGTGGTGGGAAGAGGAAGTCGCTCAATGCTACGGCGTAGACTCGTGGGCCCTTGAATGTAGTGACTTCGCGCTTCACAGGGTTCCACCGCTCGTCGTACGTCATGATGTCATACTTCGTGTGGTCGTACTCCGTACACAGCACCATCGTGCCATGCTTACATGACTCCATAAGTCGAGGTGACACGATAGAGCGGAGATTCAACTTGTGCTTCTGATAGAACTGAATGAACCGCTCCATGCCAGGGATTGTGTCGAGCAGGTCTTTCCGAAGAGCCTTCAGTTTGATGACTGGATCGGCCTTAAAGATTCCCGTGTCGAGTCGGGCGTGAACAGGATCGACAGCCATTGCTATAGCTGGAATCACATCACCACAGGCACCAACGAAGGGTTCGGTCATAGGACCTTCAGAAGCAGCACGGTACGCTCGCTCCTCGTCAGCCCACTGATCACGCTTCCGTTGGATTGATTCGTCAAGTTCAGTCAACCAGCCCTCGATCCACTGTTTGAAGGCCTCGAGACGTTCTGTCCTGATCCCCTTCAGGATTGGCGCAGGATAGGGGTTGTCGTCGAGGAACTCTGCCTGTGGCGGAAGGAGGTCACCCTGCTCTACGTTGAACTCCTGCGAAACTGGAGCAGCTTGCTCGTGAAACTTAACGTCGCCAGGATACGTCATACACGTTCCTGCACGGCAGCGTCGAACTCGGCTTCTATGTGCGTATGAAGTTTCCGAAGCGCCCGCTGGAGGTACGCTTCTGGAGCAGTCTCGGCCTTGAACCACAGACCTTCGTCTGCAGTTTGCTCATCGACTACGTCCTTCAGTCGGCGCATCGCGGCAACGACGTTACGCGACACGGCGTTCCTCGATTACAGTCTCGTCCCAGTTCAGGAAGCGCTCACGGGACCAGTCGTCGAGATCGTCAACGGAACCCTCGGGAAGTGGAGAAGACCACAACGGACCGATCCCGGCCTCGATCTGCTCGCTTCGTGTAGCCTGACGAGGCCTAAGGAGGTTCTTGACAACCTCTTCGATTCGATCCATAGAACGCTTGATAGCGTCCTCACCTACCATACCGGACATCAGCTGTAGCTGCAGCGCGAGAGCGTCCGCTGCGTCGTCGTGTTCACCGAGGGGGAACTCAGCGAGCTCGTTACGGAGCACGTGCTGTGTAGGATGGACGTAGAGTCGCCCCGTTGCCATGATAGGCTGCAGCCCACGGATGTGCGACTTAGCCTTCGCAGGGGGGCGCACCGGGACGACGTGGAGCCACATCTCCTCGTCGATAGCACGCTGACGGACGAAATACTTCAACGCTTTTTGGTACGCCACGTCTTCGATCCCAAACGAACGTGGAGTGTATCGCTTCGCTAGCCAGAATAGGTGGTCAATCACCTCGATCGGCGTACAGAGCTTAACGAACGTATCGAGGACAATGGCCTGACCTTTCGGACTAACTCCGACCGTGACGATTGCGTTACGGTCTGAA